ATTTGAAAATGCGTCGAAAAGACACTCCAATACATGCGGACTGTTTGGCGAAAGTCGCACTTTCACTCAGGCATCGTGGAGAGCAAAACAACGTCGCACTTTCAGACATCGGTCGAAATGGGCATGAAAAGCGTAGTAAGAACAATAAGAACATCGATAAGAACAACAAGCAATGACTTGGGTCGGAAAACGCCTCATAATGCCATCAAAATGGTCATTAGAGTCGATTGCGTTGCATTCAAACACCCCAGACACTGCTTCGTTTGGGAGTATGAATTGGAAACGTGCCATCTTCATGAACTTTACCCCTCCCAAATGAAGATTTTGGAAAGCCGAACCAACCTTCCGGAACGCGTTTTCGAAGCACTTTTCAAGGGCGTGAGTACCCTATTTGGGCTACGAATCGTTGAAAAGTGCTTCGAAAACGCGTTCCGGACGGTTGGTTCGGCCTTCCAAAATCTTCGTTTGGGGAGCATAAACTTGCCCAATCCGGCATGGCGATTCTCGCACGTGCTGTATTCCACATGGTTACATCCATTTGTCGCACGAGTTGCACCCTATCGAGTAGTATCGACCGGTTTTCAGTCGCCCACCTACCCCAACTAAACCGACACGCAACCGACGGCGCGCTTGCTCGTGTACCCCCCACCACCGTACCCCCCACCCACGACGACGCCACTGATCACCTCCACCGACTCGTCGAGACCACGCGACTCCCACGGCTCGGTCGTCGCGTGCAGCCGCTCAAACAGACTCTGGACGTCGTAAAACGACTGGATGGAGTTGTACAGCCGCCGGTACGACCCGTCGCTCGCCACGCACGCGTAGTGCCGACTGAGCATCGCGTCGCCCCCGCGCTCCCGGACGAACCGGTCGTAGAACGACCGGAGGTTGTTCTGCAGAAAGTCGGTGTCGTCGACGTCCGACGGCCGCATCCGCGTCAGCAGCGAGAACCCCGCCAGATTGGTCGGCACCTCGTTCGCGTCGCACAGATCGGCGACGGTGTAGAACTCGACGTGCACGTAAAAGACGTCGTCGCGCGCGTCGCGATGCTGCACGTGGGCGTGCAACCCCAGGTTCTGGTGCAAGTCGGCGATGCACAGCTGCATCGTCACCTCGGACGACACGCTGCGCGTGACCTTGAAGAACCGGCTGTAGTGCGTCATGAACTCCTTGACGCGCGAGTGGAGCACGTACTGCAACTCGATGTCGCCGTGGTAGTCGTCGAGGCTGAAGTAGCACCGCGGGTGCGCGTCGAGCCGGTCCAGCAGCTGCCGGACGTGGAACGTAAAGTCGGTGTTCTTCTCGTACGTCATCTCGCGCGAGGTCGCGAGGAGGCTCGTCGTGCGCGCGCGGTGCTCGACCGACGCCTCGACGCCCTCGACTTGCACGCCGCCGCTCACGCCGGCCTCCTCGTCCGAGTGGTTGTGCTTCTTGTAGAGGATGCGCTTTGCGCCAAGCGCCTCGAACACCTGGATGTACAGCAGCACCTTGACCTGGTTGCATACTTGGTTGTACAGCTCGAGCGGGACGTACAGGAAGGCGTGCTTGACGCGCAGTTTCTTGTACAACTGCAGCGGGACCATGCCACCCTCGTAAAACGCGACGAACACGTACTGCGCGCAGTACTCGGCGCATCGTCGGTAGTCGTCGGTCTCCGGCGGGTGCGCCGCGCGGCACGCCCCTTCGACGGAGGTGCGGTGGACCGTCTGCAGCCTGGCGCGTTCGTGCGGCCGCAGCATCCAGAACCGAGTGGGCGAGTCTTCGACGGCCGAAGACGCCAACTTTCGAATCGTGCGCAGCGACTGCGCGGTCCGATAGCGCCCCCACCAAGACGTGCACGGGCGCCCGTCGACGTCCGGGATGAACATGAGAAACAAGGGCAGTTTCCGGTGGAGGTCGTCGCCACACCGCCTCACGCACTCGCGCTGCACCCGCTTCTGCGACTTGGCGACATGTGAGAAGACGCTGTCTCTCATTACCATTTCCCTTTTGTTATCATTCAGCGTGTTAAAAGATGTTCGCTGTAGTGAAAGAGCCATCCGATGTTTGCGCACTGGACGCGAGCGCGCGCCAACGCAGGGGAGTCGGCGACGCGTCGCAACCGCACTAAACACGGGACACCGGGGACACTGCCGCTGTGGTTCGACGCGGTCGACGAGCGCGTTCGGTCGGTCCTCGCAAAACTGGGGCGTACGCCCGATGAGGCGCTGGATGGTGGTGATGCGCGCAGTGACCAGCGCTTGCGACGTGGGGGACACACAACACTCACAGTCGACGACATGGAGACAACATCAAGGACGGACACCGCGAGAGAGAGTCACTTGGCATGTAGACACCCCACGGACACTGCCATCATGCCGATGTGTCTGTCGAACTCACAACATGATAGCATGCCGATGTGTCTGTTGAACTCACAACATGATGGCATGCCGATGTGTCTGTCGAACTCACACGGTGATGCCATGGAGATGTATTGTCAAACTCACAAGATGATGGCATGTAGATGTGTCTGTCGAACTCACAACATGATAGCATACCGATGGCGACCCAGCCCGTGTTGAAGAGCGTGCATGCGCCCGTGTTGAAGAGCGTGCATGCCAGCATGCCACGAATTGTCAGCCCGTGTTAAAGAGCGTAAATGGTGATATACCACTGATAATGCCAGTCGAACTAACAACATGCCGAGGTGCATGTCTAACTCACAATATGATAGCATGGTAATGTATTGTTAATCAAAATCCTGCCAATACGGACGAATTTCCTCCAAACATTTAAACAAAATGCACGTGCAAAGACTGTGCGACTTTTAGCAAATGACCTTTGGACGGATTGTGATTAAACTCTATGGTCCCCAAACGAAGATTTTGGAAGGCCGAACAAACGTTTCGGACCGTGTTTTCAAAGCACTTTTCAATGGTCCGTAGCCCAAATGGAGTACTCACGTATGTGAAAAGTGCTTTGAAAACACGGTCCGAAACGTTTGTTCGGCCTTCCAAAATCTTCGTTTGGGGATCATAAACTCACAACATGATAGCATGGTGATGTATTGTCAAAACATGGTAATGTATTGTCAAACTCACAACATGATAGCATGGTGATGTACTGTCAAAATGATACTCACAGGATGATGATATCATGCCGATGTGTAGGTCTAACTCACAACATGATAGCATGCCGATGTGTAGGTCTAACTCACATGATAGCATGCAGATGCGTCTGTCGAACCCACACGGTGATTGCATGCCGATGGTGGCCCAGACCGTGTTGAAGAGCGTGCATGCCAGCCCGTGTTGAAGAGCGTGCAATGTCAGGGCAACATGCAACTACGAAACCTGAAAATTTATGATTTATAACAACGTGAATATCAGGCTGGTGTTGAAATCGACATTTCCGATTCCGTAGTTGCATGTTGCACTGGCGTGCATGCCAGCCCGTGTTGAAGAGCGCTCATGCCAGCCCGTGTTGAAGAGCGTGCATGCCATTAATTTATGACGCCCAAACGAAGATTTGGAAGGACGAACAAACCAAACCGTCCGGAACATCTTTTCGACGCACTTTTCAAGGACGTGAGTACTCGATTTGGGATAAGAATCGTTGAAAAGTGCGTCGGAAAGATGTTCCGGACGGTTGGGTTTGTTCGGCCTTCCAAAATCTTCGTTTGGGGAGCATGGATTTGCCAGGCTGCAGCCCAGCCCGTGTTAAAGAGCGTAAATGGTGATATACCAGTCGAACTAACAACATGATATCATGCCGATGTGCATGTCGACCTCACAGCAGGATAGCATGCCGATGTGCATGTCTAACTCACAGCATGATAGCATGCCGGATAGCATGGTGATGTAGTTGTCAAACTCACACGGTGATATGGTATCATGCTGACGTGTCCGTCGAAATCACAACATGATACTGTTTCATTGTGATGTAGTTGTCTAACTCATAGTCACTTCAAGACTCACTTTCAAACGGTGATATGATACCATGCCGATATGTCTGTCGATTCAGTGTATAACTCACAACATGATGGCATGGGCGATGCGTGGTTTAAGGGCAGGTGTAGATACGCAATAGAGGAGAGACGATGCAGCAGTTCACCGTCGCGAAACGCAACGGTGTGATGCAATACACCGACATGGGTGGCTATGAAAGTCGAAACGCGTCGTGCATGTGGTGCATCAACCAGGCGAACCTGCACTTCGGGTGGGACGACTTTCCCGAGCTTGTAATTCACACAGGAGACTACGAGCCGTCGCCGACCGTTTACACCTTTAGCAAGCACAACAGCACGGTGCGGACGGTGCCCGATTTCAACTTCCACGCCTGGCCCGAGGTCGGAATCGACGACTACGACCAAACGGTCGATGCGGTCCACGAGCGTGGGCTCCAACCCGCCGTGCAGCACAAGGTGGGCTGGATTGGCAATCTGCACACGTGTGCGACGCGCCAGGCGATGTTCGACATCGGACGCAGGCGTCCGGACTTGTTCGACATCCGCGAGATGCAGTGGACCAACTCCGGGCAGACCAGGTTGGGCAGCACGCAGTACATCTCGCTGCCCGACCTTGTAGCCGAATACAGCATTCTGGTCGATATCGAGGGCAACGGCTACTCGGGGCGACTCAAGTACTTGCTGTGGTCGCATCGACCGTTGTTGATCGTCGACCGCCCCCATCGGGAGTTTTTCTTCGACGCGTTCGAGCCGTGGGTACACTACATTCCGGTCGACCGGACGTGCAGCGACTTGCGGGAGAAGGCGCAGTGGTGCGTCGATCACTACACCGAGGCCATGCAGATGGCCGAACGAGCGTATCAGAAAAGTCGCGAAACGTTGACGAGACTCGCGTGCTATCGACAATGGGACCGGGTAGTCGCCGAGTGGCGCCGAGTGGCGCAGCAGTGCACCAAACCCGAGCGTGTAGAGGGGCTAGCAGAGTTAATGGTCGCTCGCACGATGATGGATGATGCGTGGATGGCCCCGCAAGCAATCGGCGTGGTCGCCGCGTTGGTCGGACGATCGGCCTCCGGATGAGCGGTCGCTCCGACTTACCCGCCCGTGATTTCCAAACGAGGCGTGAGTCCAGTAGCACACGCTTGCATGCGCAGTCGGTCCCGCTCGTCGCTTTCGACGTGCAACAGCCACGAGTCGTACGCATCGAGCGTCTGGCGGTGGACGTCGACCGGCGGGAGCAACGCTGGTCCGTCTACCGACGCGGTGGGACCGCCCGCACACGCCTGCACGCGCAGTCGGTCCCGCTCGTCGCTTTCGACGTGCAACAGCCACGAGTCGTACGCATCGAGCGTCTGGCGGTGGACGTCGACCGGCGACGTCGGTCGCAACGCGAGTTCGGGAACGGAGGCATGGCGACCGGTGGTGCACGTAAGCACGCGCAGACGCGACAGATCGCCACTGTCGACTGGCGCGTCCGTAGCGCGAGTTGAGTCAGCTGACTCAGTTGAGTCGAAATGACATCGCTGACGTTCCATTTATGGAAAGCGACGAACGCTTCAAATCAGTTTCGGGATGGTCTCGCATCGAACACCGACGGTCCTGGGCGACGGATGTGTCGGTCGATTATGGTCCGGATCGAACTGACGAGGCAAGACTCTCCTACAGGATTGTGCGCAAGCGTCGTACGTAACGGTTCGTTAACGGTACGCACTCGGATAAATGTCAAGTTAAATGTCGCATGCGCAAGTGCTGTGTTTGTTCTTGTGGTTCGTGTGTTCCCTGTGTGCGCTCTGGTGTGTAAAAACGCAAGCGCACACGGTCAAATCGGGGGGAACCGTCGAGCGCCCATTCTACAACATCGTCAATCTCGTGATTTACGACGAACGGAATGCACACGAGCGAGAGATGAAGAGTCAACTACAGCGACTGCTTCGAGATGCCGACCACGGCTCGACCAATTCGACGACAATTCGGCAGCTGTTTATATCCTGTGACCCGGCGTGCGCCGACGTCGCGCGAGAGAGCGGACTCAGTGGGGAGTCCACTGGGGACATGCTTCACGTTGGATGCGAAGAGTCCTATGTGCCAGGTATTTTGCAGAAGACGGTCAAATCGATGCAGTTCTGCCTGGAGACACTCGACTTTGACCTTCTGATTCGTAGCAACGTGTCGACCGTCATCGACTTTGGTCGGTTGCCGATGCCCGAGTTGCTCACACACGCGCGGCGGTCCCACGGCGAGCTCCTCTACGCGTCCACGAGCGTCCTTCACTTTGGCGAGCAAGGCCGAGACGACGTGGCGTTTGCATCGGGAACCAACATCATCCTGAACCGGCAAGCGGCGGAGCACGTCGTGACTCACTCGGATGCCCTCGACATGCAAAAGCCCGACGATGTGGCGATCGGTGAGCTCTTCCAGGGTGTAGCCACGCCGCATCAGACGTCGACGCGGATGACGTGGAATGACGACGACCCGCTCGGCGTGGTGTTCCGTAATCGCGATGCCAACGAAAACCGGTCGATCGACGTGCGACGGATGGAGTCGATTGTGAACAGGATCATCGACAGGCATCCATTGCCACGCGCAACGTGAGTGACATGACTCACGTTGCGATTTCGATAGACCCACCGTCGGTTTAGGCCCTAAACGTTAGGGTATGGAACCGAGCAAAACGTCGCACGTTTTCATCCATCGCACCTTTGTAAACACACGTGTGAATTTATGCTCCCCACTGAGTCCCCAAACGAAGATTTTGGAACGATGAACAAAAGATGCAATGCGGAGATTCGATTGAGTTTTCAACGATTCGTAGCCCAAATCGAGTACTCACGACCTTGAAAAGTATTTCGAAACTCCGCATTTCATCTTTTGTTCATCGTTCCAAAAATTCGAATCGACATCCGAACGAGTCGTTCGATGACATGTTTTCGAAGCACTTTTCAAGGATGTGAGTACTCTATTTTGGGCTACGATGCATTGAAAAGTGCTTCGAAAACATGTCATCGAACGAGTATTTGACCGTCGTCGGGGATTTCGGGGTCTGAGCGACAGTGATCGTAGCCCAAATTATGTAGCCACATCTTCGTTTGGAAGGCATAAATTTATGCGCCCCAAACGAAGATTTTGGAAGGTCGACCAACTTTTCAGAATGCGTTTCATCTGCATTTCATCTTTTGTTCCACCTTCCAAAATCTTCGTTTGGGAGGGGTACAATTCATAAACAATTCGTAGCCCAAATCCTGTACTCACACCATTGAAAAGTGCTTCGAAAACGCGTTCTGAAATGTTTGTTCGGCCTTCCGAAATCTTCGTTTGGGAGGGTTAAAATTTCCTTAGAGTGTACCGTTGTGAAAATTTACCCCTCACAAACGAAGATTTCGGAAGGCCGAACAAATATTTCAGAACGCGTTTTCGAAGCACTTTTCAAGGGCGTGAGAAGTTCACTGAGTACAGGATTTGGGCTACAAAACGTTGAAAAGTGCTTCGAAAACGCGTTCTGAAATGTTTGTTCGGCCTTCCGAAATCTTCGTTTGGGGAGCATAAAATTCACAATAGCACGGTGAACAAGAAGAAAACGATGGCGGTACGAAATCCAATATATAATATAGTATATGTACACATAACCAATATAGACAAAACCAATATACATAAAACACACAAACTCTGACCTAAGCAGCGTCGATAGGAGTCCTCCTGCGCTTTCTCGTCTTGACGTGCTCGCACCTTCGCCTCACGTTCAAGTCGGGCCCGCTCCACTTTCTGTGCTTGCTCCTCTTGCCGAGCTTTCTCATCTTGCCGTGCTCGCGCCTCCACCTCACGCTCAAGCCTTGCTTTCTCGTCTTGCCGTACTCGCACCTTCGCCTCACGTTCAAGTCGGGCCCGCTCCACTTTCTGTGCTTGCTCCTCTTGCCGTGCTTTCTCATCTTGCCGTGCTTGCTCCTCTTGCCGTGCTTTCTCATCTTGCCAGGCCTCACGGTCATCGTCCGTCGCGTAGGGCGATTCGTACGCTAGATTCATCGCCATGTCCCCTGAAAAATTTTGCTTGCAGATTTGGCATGTCTTCCACGCGCTTTCACCACGATATGGCTGTTGAAAACGCGCACTCGTGACCAAGCATGCGACGTGGGCCAGGCCATTGTCCGAACGACATCCACATCCAGTATGTAACGGTGGTGGAGAAGACTCGTAGCATATGACGCAGCATCCGTGTGCAGGCGGTTTCAACTGGCACATCGATTGCAAGTGTGCATTCCTATCGGTTACAGACGCACCGCATGAGAAAACGCCGCCTGAAAATCCGGACTCGGCGCATCGCCTGCAATGGTGGACAGATGCAACTCCTCTTGTTGTATTGATGTAATAAACGGCGGTTGATGTCATCCCAATTGAATCTAGCGACTGCAACCTTTACACTTTAAATCAGTTTGCGTCAGTCTCATAGCTCAATATAGACTACAAAAGAAAGACACCATTGTGGCGAGCAAAAAAGTCGCACTTTCACGCCTCGGTCGAAAGTGGCATGAAAAGGTTGATAAGAAAAATCGATAACAAAAGCAATGATTTGGGTAGGAAAACCCATGAACAGGTAACGAAAATGACAAGTAGAGTTGAGATGCGTACATTTCCATCCCCAAATCATTGCTTTTGTTGTTATCGATTTTCTTATCTACGATTTTCATACGTGCTTTACCCGATGCGTGAAAGTGCGACTTTTTTGCTCGCCACAGTGTCCAAAATCTTCGTTTGGGATGGGTAAAATTTCACTGCAAAAGAGAAAAGAACCGTCGATAACAAAAAGCAAGTATTTTGACACAGTCATGCGCCCAAACGACGATTCTGGAAGGCCTAACAAACCTTTCCGAGTGCGTTTTCCAAGCACTTTTCAACGATAAATAGAGTACTCAGTACTTTTACTCCACTCAAACGAAGATTTTGGACGGTCGGATGAATGTTTCAGAATGCTTTTTCGAAGCACTTTTCAATGGTTTGAGTACTCGATTTGGCTACAAAACGTTGAAAAGTGCTTCGAAAACGCGTTCTGAGATGTTTGTTCCTCCTTCCAAAATCCTCGTTTGGGGCGCATAACTTTGAAAAGTGCTTGGACAACGTACTCGGAAGTGAGTCGGAACGGGTTCGTTCGGCCTTCCTGGCCGATGCATGTCGCATTACACGCAGACAGCTCCACGTTCCGCGATCTCCGAAAATTCGACCCGATGAAGCACCTCCAATTCTATGCTCCCCAAACGAAGATTTGGGAAGGATGAACCAAAGATGAAATCCGGATTTTCGAACGACTAGATATGTCGACTAACACGCACGGTCCTTTAACACGGCTTGAAGGCAGGCCCGGCTGATGCGATACGATTCTTCTACGGGCACAAGACACTCATAATAATATGAAGATGCGACTATCATCTTGTGATTTCGACAGACACGTCGTCGTCGTCATGCTATCATCCATGATCCATCTAGAGATATCGACTAACACGCAAGCCCATTTAATCTTCTATAAAGCAGGCCCGGCTGATGCGATACGATTCTTCTACGAGCACAAGACACTCATACTAATATGAAGATGCGACCATCATCTTGTGAGTTTCAAAAGACACGTCGCAGTCATGCTATCATCCATGTGGGAAACAACATTTCCGCGAAATACCCACGCCGGATTTTGTAAGTAAATGTACGAATCCAACATACCATCTAGTATAGGATACGGTCGTAAAGTCCTTACAAAATCCGGCGTGGGTATTTCGCGGAAATGTTGTTTCCCACATGGGCTATCATCCATCTAGAGATTTCGACTAACACACACGCCCCTTTAACACGGCTGGCACGCACGCCCCTCCCCTTTAAGACGGATGCGATACGATTCTTCTAGAGGAAGTGCATTCGAGCACATAATCGCCGTGTTATAATATCTTGCGATTCAGAAATACACACTATCGTCATGCTACCATTATCTTGTGATTTTGACAGACGCATCGTCGTGCTATCAATCCATCATCTAGAGATGTCGACTAACACGCACGCCCTTTAACATGACTGGCGCGCACGCCCATTTAACACGGCTAATGCCATGCGATTCTTCGAGGGCACACGGTCTTCATGCTAATATGACCATACTATCATCATCTTGTGATTTCGACAGACACATCGTCGGCATGCTATATGTGCCTATCATCTTTTGCTTTCGACAGACACATCTTCATGCTATAGTCCATCTAGGATATGTCGACCAACACGAGTCGCGGTACGCCCCCTTTAACACGGCTGGAAAACACGCCCCATCCTTCCCAGGTCTTTTTTGGGGAGCATAAACTTAATTATCCCCACAAACATGCTTGGGAAGGATGAACAATTTACGGTATGGAGAACAAAAAATGGCGCAATTTCGCACCCACTACTTAACGAAGGGACTTTCATACGTGAGTACTCAAAAATCAGGCCAATTCGACACTTTCCTGATTGTTGAGTACTCACGTATGAAAGTCCCTTCGTTAAGTAGTGGGTGCGAAATTGCGCCATTTTTTTGTTCGCTACATCGGTCGCGCGTGAATCACCACGTCTCGGGGTACATCTGCGCCGAGACGCCTCCGCCCGCGGGGGACGACCCGACCGCTACGGGAACGTAGCCCTTGACCGGCGCGATGAGCATCGCCGGGTCGACGCGGACTAGGGTTTTCGTCCAATGGCTCCGGCGTGTCTGCCCGGCGAAAGTCGTCGTCGAGAGGCACTCGAACCGCGCCTGTACCTCCTGGAGCTTGGCGGGAGAAAAGTCGTCGGGAAAATCGACCGCGAGAGACGCGATCGCGGGCTGCTCGATGAACTTGACCAAGCCGTACCGCACTATCGTCCCGTCCTCGAGCGTGACGGTCTCGATGCCGTTTTTCGCTCGTGCCTTGACGTACGCCTCGAGGGCGGGATTATCGAAGGCGACGGGCCGCGATCCCGACACGAACTCACGCCCGAGGAGCGGCCCGGTTACGCTCGTCTCGGGGACGGGCACGCACATGCGCCGTTCGACTTTCTTCCCTGTCCCGTTCTCGATCGGGCCGCCGGGGTACAACTCATTCGTCTGAGCGTAGTACCGCCCGAGCGTTTTTCCAGCGTCGCTCCCTTCGACGACGAGTGCGTCCCCCGACACGGTCAAACGCGCGTCGATCTTCAAAATGTCGTCGATCTCTTTGACGTTTTCTTGCACCACACGCTTCACGCCGACCTCGAACTTCGCCGGGTGGATCACCGCCGCCTTGGGCACCAGCGTGACCGTTTTCCTCGCCAGAAACTGGGCCTTCACCTGTGCGTAGTTCCGCTCGGTGAAGAACGACGCGTCGGCGAGCCACGCGCTGCCGGCGGCGGGCATCCGGATTTCGGGCACTTTCCAGACCATCGATCCCTCGGTGGCGTCGGTGGTGAATGCGCAGTTGATGTTTGGAACTTCGCCTCCCACCGACATGGAGAGGGTTTCGTTATCAGCATTGAAATGCGACGGCCCGTTGAAGCCGAGGCCGGCACTGACGTCCGTTATGCCGTATTCCGCAGGCAGTCTATTGTCCTCGTCGAGCCTTCGTTTTGACCAGGACGCGATCCGACGCGCAAAGAACTGTGGAGGGTAGCAACACACTGGACCGCTAAAGTTCGCAGCGTCGGCGAAGAACGTCCACGTGAGCGGGTCCTTGGCGACCCCGGAGCTTGCGAATTCGAACAATGGCAGCGCGAGCCAGCCGGCTCCGAAGAGTCCGCCTTCGTCCGCCTGCGGGAAACACATGCCGTACGGCGGGAGCAGCAGAGTCTCACTGAGCACGACGCGTGCGAGGTACTTGAACGGGAGCCCGCGCTCGAAGAATCCAAAGCCACCGAGCGTGTCGCTGAGCATGTTGTAACGGTGCGACGACGCTGCAACGTGGTACCGGACGCCGCCGTACTTCTCGGAGATGAAGAAGCCCCCCTCGATAGACCCCCAAGGCCACGAGCCCGAGCCGGTGGAGATGCCATCTTTCGCTTGGATCCACTGCCCCGAAGTTCCGTAATGGTCCTTACGGGAGATGCGCGCAAAAAGCCTCCCCATCGGTCTGTACTGCATGAGACCGAGTAAGCGCCTGTCTCCTGGACCGGCTTTGAAGTCGATTGACGTGGTGAACACGTGACCCGTCATCATCGCGGTCGGAGCGCCTGTCGGGTTGCCCGTCGACACGACGGGCGCGGTTCCTTTACAAAACTTGAGGCACCAATCTCCCGCCTTTTTACCGGTTTGCTCGGTCCAGTCGGCTCGGGAGTCCGGATTTTCGTTCACATCCAGGCACGTTTGCCAATGGTACGTGTTCATCCATATTCCATCACTGCGACATTGCCCAAGATCTTGACCGTGTGATGATATCCACGCTGGAGTGGCTGGGGTGGATGGAGCGGTCGCTATCCACGAGCCCCAAGTGCGAAAAGCCTGATAATCGGTGCCACGTGTGGTCGATTGAGTGGTCTCTGGCGTTGTCGATGGCGTGCTCGATGGTTTGGTCGCTGGCGTGGTCGATGGCGTGGTCGATGGCGTGGTCGCTGGTTTCTTGGCCGATGACTTGGGTGAACGCGTGGTCGCTGGTTTCTTGGCCGATGACTTGGGTGAACGCGTGGTCGCTGGTTTCTTGGCCGTCTTCTTATGCGGCTTCGCCTTACCACCACCAATGAGGGATGGAATGACATAACTACCTCGCAGGCTTAACCACGCCAAAATGGCCAATAAAAACACCAAAAAATACAACATCCACATCGTCATAGAGTCGAGTGGCATCATTTACTATACTTGTATGAGATAAATTTTGTTTCGGAAGAGCCAAGTCATGCTCCAAAACGACAGATTGCGAAAGGATGAACAACTCGCTCGAATAGACTACTCACGCAAAGGGCTTCTAAAATCTGCATTTTTCGCTCCTCAGAAGGACGTCCAGCGAAGATTTTTGGAAGGCCGAGCCAACCTTTCCGTGAATTTTCGAAGCACTCTTCAGCTCTGTCCGAATCACGATGATTGGGTCGTGTAGCACTACTACTACACGACCCAATCTACTGAGTCACCGACAATGGCCAGTCAGGGTATGCAAGGTCCGGCTTTAGTGGCCTCGCCATGCCATTCGCTTGTGTGCGATTCCCACCGCAGTAAGCCAGCTTGGTGTCGGCTCTCCATCGGGACACAACGCGCGCGTATGACGATTGTGTCTGTCGAAATCGCAAGATGATGATAACATGATTGTGTCTGTCGATTCAGTGTCGAAATCACAATAACATGACGATTGTGTCTGTCGAAATCGCAAGATGATGTAACATATCGACTGTGCTCCCGTCGAAGAGCTGCATCACAGTTTTAAAGGGCGTGCGTGCCGGCCATGTTAAAGGGCGTGCGTGCGAGCCGTGTTAAAGGGCGTGCGTGGCCGTAGTGCATGCTTGCGTGTTAGTCGACGCGACGACACCTCATGATGATAGAATGACGATGAGTGGTCATGAGCCATTGATGAAGATGCGCCTGTCGAAATCAAAAGATGATACTATGATAGTAGCAGGACGACGATTGTGTCTATCTAAATCACAAGATGATAACATGAAGATTGTTTGCCGTAGAAAAATCGTATCGCATCAGTCGTGTGACTCGTGTTAAGGGGCGTGCGTGGCTGTCGTGTTAAAGGGCGTGCGTGCCGGCCATGTTAAGGGGCGTGCGTGGCTGTCGTGTTAAAGGGCGTGCGTGCCGGCCATGTTAAGGGGCGTGCGTGCGAGCCGTGTTAAAGGGCGTGCGTGGCAGTAGTGCATGCTTGCGTGTTAGTCCGCCGAACTTAGTCGAAGCGACGACACCTCATGATGACGAATCATTGACGATGCGTCTGTCGAAAATCATAAGATGATGGTAGGCATTGGTAGCATGACGATTGTGTTCCCGAAGAAGAAGAGTCGTATCGCATCAGCCATGTTAAAGGGCGTGCATTCCATTCCAACCGTGTTAAAGGGACGTGCGTGCCACACGACGACATCTCTCGATGGATGATAGCAACGACGATGCGTCTATCGAAACCAAAATGTGGATATGCACCTATAGCATGACGACGATGTGTCCGTCGAAATCACAAGATGATGGTAGCATGACGATTGTGCTCCCGTAGTAGAAGATTCGTATCGCATCAGCGTAGTGTTAAAGGGCGTGCGTGTTCGCCGACATCTCTCGATGGATGATAGCAATGACGATGTGTCTTAGTGTCTGTCGAAATCACAAGATGATGATAAACCATGCTCCCCAGTGAGTCCCATACGAAGATTTTGGAAGGTCGAACAGACACTCATCTGGTCATGTTAGATTTTCTACAGACACATCGTGATAACCGCGACCATGATACACTTTGCCTCTCGCATTCCAAACAACACGGCATTCTACGACGCCCCTTAGCACGACCTGATACGACGCCCTTTACATGGCCCAGGTGCGAGCGCGTTCCAGCCGCGTTGGAAGGGCGTGCTTTGCGTTCCGAGCCTAGTGGAGACCAACAAATTGCGCAATTTCAGGCCTCCACTTAAGGAAACCAGTTTAGTACGGTCACAACGGTGCGAGTACTCACATGTCATTTTATGTTCGTTGAATTCGTGTAGAAATTTATGCTCCCCAAACGAAGATTTTGGAAGGAAGAACAAAAGATGAAATCCGCATTTTCGACTGACTTTTCAATTGTTAGTAGCCCACTAACGCCCTTGAAAAGTGCTTCGAAAATCCGGATTTCGTCTTTTGTTCATCCTTCCAAAATCTTCGTTTGGGAGGGATAAAATTGGACCAAATATGAGAACTCACATCATACTCAACCGCGTTCCTTAAGTGGGGCCTGAGATTGCGTCCCAGCAGTGTGGCGAGCCAACAAGACATCGATAAGCACACTGGTTCCCAGTCGTGCATTCTTGCGCGTTAGTCAACATGTCATGATGAAGCCAAGCCTTGTGTCGGTCGAACAGTGAAAAACTGCGTGCGTAACAGCACCAGCATGCGTCTCTCATCCACGACGCACCGCTGTTGCACAATTCTCTTTCGACAATTAAAGAAAATATTTATAATAAATGGCAGTCAACGCAACACAACCGGCATCGCCCGGCAAAACGTCCAAGGTCGGAAAGGCGACCACTGGAGGACCACAGGAAGATGGTGGTAAAGTAAGTAGCGGCATATTTACACGTGCATTCTTCAATGACAATTGCGCATCGGATAATGACAACACCTTCATTCCTAAGAGCACCGTTTGCTTCGTCTTCATTCTCGTCTGCTGTATCATTTACCCGGTGTTGACGTTGCTCCTCACCGCGATAAAGTACCGAAACACATCGCCCCATGTCCGTGCCGAACATCGGGCGAAATTATTCGCATCGATTGGTCTTCAGATTATCATTCCCATCATCAGCGGCCTCATCATGTACGGGGCGTACGACACGTGCAACGCGCTGTACGCCTACGGAATCGGCGTCGCCATCTGCACTGTCAGCTGGTTTTTGAACATCTTTTGGCTATTGTCGAACCTCGATGGCGCGTGGTAATGCGCGACGTCGTTGCGTGTTGAGACGTCGCAACGGTCATTGGAGCACTCGCTCACAGAGGTCCTGTCGGTCGCCAATGTCCCCCACCCAGAGCGTGGTGTTGCTAAATTAGAGTAAAGCCGATAGTGGACATGACTCGAACCCACGATGCGGTGTAACATTTTCAGCGGAACAAAATTTGCGTGAGTTCGCACCCACGACTTGACGCAGAAACCTTACATCCCAAACGAAGACTTTGGGAGGATGAACAAAAGATGAAATGCAGCGTTTCGAAGCACTTTTCAAGGGCGTGAGTACTCAATTGGGACCACGAACCATGGAAAAAGTGCGTCGAAACGCTGCATTTCATCTTTTGTTCATCCTCCCAAAGTCTTCGTTTGGTGAGAATAAGTTACATGCTGCATAATTTTATGCTCCCCAAACGAAGATTTGGGAAGGAGGAACAAAAGATGAAATCCGGATTTCGAAGGAAGCACTTTCCAAGGGCGTGAGTACTCGATATGGTCTACGCGCCATTGAAAAGTGCTTCCTTCGAAATCCGGATTTCATCTTTTGTTCATCCTTCCCAAATCTTTGTTTGGGAGGGATATAATTGGCAATCCGCAAAAGTCGCTTGGCGGAGTCCGCCAGTTGCTCCCACGTTTTGTATTTGGAAGGTCGAACCGACCTTTTAGAATGCGTTTCCCGGAGAAGCACTTTACTTTGCAGGGGTGTGAGTGCTCTATTTGGGCTAAGAATCGTTGCAAAGTCGGCGGACTCAACACTGAGTCAACAGTGATTCAACCGTGAGTCAACCGTGAGTCGACACACTGACGCCACCTACAGTGGTCGGGGTTTTACCACGACGATCGCACTCGCGGGTATCTTGCGCATGTTTTGCCACGTCGAAATGTCAAACGCCTTATCCCACTCGGGCGTCGCTTGGGAACCGACGAGTCTGCATGCGTCCGCGCCTTGCGCTTTATATACGTGTCGCTTCGGCGTGCTGTTGACCGAAAAGTGCGTTTGCAGCCGATGGGGCGATTGGCTTACAACACGCACGCGAACGGATGCGCTCACGGCCGTCTGTAGTATTCTCATCATAGTAGACTTGTGTAGTTATTAAGTCGTTTGAGCAGATATCAGCCTGCCCGTATGGGGTGGAGTCGCCATGTGGGAAAACACGAATCACTCGCGACTCAGCTCGAGAGATGCTCGCACATCAAGCCACTAATATCATTGTGGCGAGCAAAAAAGTCGCACTTTCAGCCCTCGGTCGAAAGTGGTATCAAAAACGTAGATAAGAACAATCGATAATAACAAAAGCAATAATTTGCGAGTTTTCATGCATCCAAAATGACTATAATTTTCCGCTTCATGGCCTTTTCATGAACTTTTCTACCCAAATCATTGCTTTTTGTGCTTATCGATGTTCTTATCTACGTTTTTCCTACCCATTTCGACCGAGGGCTGAAAGTGCGACTTTTTTGCTCGCCACAATGGCCACTATGCCATCGACCGTGAACATTCAGACGACTAAACAAATGTGGGCACAGGGCGGTCGATGTGAGCGTACCCATGTAGCGAACACAAATGGCACAATTTCGCACCCACGACTTAACGAAGGAACTTGCATACGTGAGTACTCAACAAACAGGCCAATTCGACACATTTCTTGTAAATCATTTTAGTGTCCATTGTAACTTGGCTTGGTTGTTGAGTACTCACGTATGCAAGTTCCTTCGTTAAGTCGTGGGTGCGAAATTGTGCCATTTTTGTTCGCCATACACCGACCGGTGCGGCGACCACGGCAACCATCCCCATCATGATATGGCTGGTTGCCGGTTACCTACTCCGACGTGGCGTCGTCCACTGCTCACCAATCGTCCGATTCGAGAGCGCGTAGTTGCGGGTCCCGTGTTGGCCTAACGAACGTCTTTTGGGTGAGTGCCGACGTGGGGAACGACGTTTCTGACCTCCGTTCATGATGAACTCCGTGTAGAACAACTGCCTAACGTATTCATCCGAATCCAATGGGTTGACCATTCCTATTTCGGTCAGAAATTCGCGCATTTCGGCAATCGAGTGACGTTCGAGCCGACGGTCTACATCCTCGAACCATCTACCTTCTACGGGCTCAAAGAACTGCAAAGACTCATGAAACGCCGAACGAACCCGACGACCGTGCTGTTCATCGGAAGGTTCCGGAAATGGCAACTCGATTGCCTCAAAGTGACCATTGTGGTATAGAATCATAACATCCTCTCGGTCTGCTCGCAAGTAAGACTGTTTCACATCGACACCGGTCGATGTGATGAATATCACGTTCACGTCCAAGAACTGTGCGATCAAATGGCCGGTTTCAATCGTCAAGCTCGGATAGTAACAGCCATTACTCCCTTGGCACCGAATGAGCGAGTCGACTTGTTCTTCACCCAACAGTCGTCGGTACCACTCGCCGACTCGAACTTTGTCTGCACTCGACAATGTGCGATACGACGGGCTCAAAGATGTCAAAAATGAGTGTATTAGGCACGTGCCACCGCCAGGCGTGGCGTAGACCTTCAGGTCTTCGACGCGAAGCAGCTGGTCGTCTATTACAAAATGGGCGTCCAGCTTTATATTCGTAGGCATAGGTACCATACGGGTCGTCTCCCCCCTCTTCAGTCCTAATCGACGTATTTCGTTCTGCACCCATGGTTCAACGTTCCTCAGGTCTGACGTTTTGGCGGATTGTAACGAGTAACTGTGTGCGGATGTTGAACGGAAAAGCGCAATCTCGCCCGGCGACGACGGCGCATCGGGCGCTGAGAGTGCCCGATGTGGCAGTTCGTTCTCCAACGCGCCACCAAATCCAAGGTCGATTCTACGTGCGGCTCGACGCCAACTCGGGGTCGAACGGTTCATTTATGAGTCCCTTTTTTTTTCGAAGCGCTTTGCTACCGTTGTGGCGAACCAAAGAGTCGCACTTTTCGACCCCTCGGTCGAAAAGTGGCATGAAAACGTAGAATGCCGATAATAAACAAGCGGCTTTCCAAACACGCACCAATTTCATGCTCCCAAACGAAGACTTGGGAAGGCGACACAAACGATGAAATGAGGGTTTGATGCTCCCCAAACGAAGATTTTGGAAGGTTTAGTCTACCGTTTAGACCGAGACGTGAATGTGTGACTTGTTTTTCTCTCCACAATGTACCCCATCCCAAACGAATATTTTGGAAGGTAGGACAAACATTTCAGAGTGCGTTTCCAGGGGAAGCACTTTTCAACGTTGTGTATCCCAAATCTAGTACTCACAAACTGGAAAAGTGCTTCCCGGGAAACGCACTCTGAAATGTTTGTCCTACCTTCCAAAATATTCGTTTTGGGGAGCATACAATGGCATGATGTGCATGTCCAAGTCACAAGAAGATGATAACATGATGATAGCATGGCTATTGTGTCTGTAGAAGAAGAGCATCGCATCAGTCGTGTTAACGGGGCGTGCGTGCGAGTCGTGTTAACGGGGCGTGCGTGCGAGTCGTGTTCAGTGAAGTGAGCAACAAATTGCGCAATTTCAGGCCCCCACTTAAGGAACGCGGTTGAGTATGATGTGAGTACTAATATTTGGGCCAATTTCTACACGAACTCTGGCCCACATGTGAGTACTCACACCATACTCAACTGCTTTCCTTAAGTGGGGCCTGAAATTGCGCAATTTGTTGCTCGCCACTAGGGTCGTGTTAACGGGGCGTGCGTGCGAGTCGTGTTAACGGGGCGTGCGTGCGAGTCGTGTTAACGGGGCGTGCGTGCGAGTCGTGTTAACGAGGCGTGCGTGCGAGTCGTGTTAAGGGTGGTGTACTTTAGTCGACATCTCATTGGAGCACGACGTATCTCGCTAACCCAATCCTGACCGGGAAAGTCTCGCAAGTGTTGTTTCCCACATGGACGACGATGTGTCTCAGCCTCAGCCTACAGTGTCTGTAGAACAGTCCGACTCCGACTCGAACTCATAGCCTGATTTTACCCCTCCCAAACGAAGATTTTGGAAGGATGAATTGTTCTTCCTTCCAAAATCTTCGTTTGGGGAGCATAGATTTGCATGTCGAAATCACAAGATGATGATAGCATGACGATGCGTCTGTCTAAATCACAGCATGATGATAGCGTGACGATTGTGTCTGTCGAACTCAACTTGTCATTGATGACAGCATGATGTGCATGTCGAACTCACAAGATGATGATATCATGATGATAGCATAGCGATGTGTCTGTCTAAATCAAAGCATGATGATAGCATGACGATTGTGTCCGTAGAAGAAGAGCATCGCATCAGTCGTGTTAACGGGGCGTGCGTACGAGTCTTGTTTAAGGGCGTGCGTGCGAGTCTTGTTAAAGGTGGTGCACTTTAGTAGACATCTCATTTTGTGATAGCATAACGATGTGTCTGTTGAACTCAAAAGATGATCGCACATGGGCGCGTCCGGTTGGTATTTAGCATTAGTGCCTTGGGTCTTGTTTATCATTGCTTTGTTTGCAAGTTATCACAGATTGACACCCAGTGACCGAAGAAACGGCCGAACTTCGGCGCAACACTCGCACGCACAAACACCAGCCGAGAGAGAGACAGAGAGAGAATGATATGTGGGCAGAAATTTATGCTCCCCAAACAAAGATTTTGGAAGGAGGAACAAAAGATGAAATGCGGATTTTCGGTCTACTTTTCGATGGTTCGTAGCCCAAATAGAGTACTCACGCCCTTGAAAAGTGCTTCAAAATCCGCATTTCATCTTTTGTTCATCCTTCCAAAATCTTCGTTTGGGTGGGGTAAAATTGAAAGGAGGAGTGTAGCCAAGATTGCGAAGTGGAGGTGAGAGCATCCTGGAATGTACGGTCCAAATCTTGACTATTGTGACTGATATGCTTCGCCGGTCGTTGCTGAGTGAAGATGGCCGACGGGGGCGTGAAGCGCGTGGACGCCATCCACAAGGTGGATGTGGTCGCTAGCAGCCGTGGGACGTGGTGAACGTCGTCCAACGTTCGGTGCGTCGTGCATAAGGGAGACATGCTGCGAGATGACGGCGCTCGTGCGGATCGGCGAGCTGCTGGTGTAACAGTGGTGTTCGCGTCTTGGACGTCGCGAGTTACACTACCCCAAAGATGCGATTGACGACATTCGACACCGAGACGGCGATTGCCGAGAGTCTGCCTTGTGGTGTATCGACGTGGTGTGGGTCGTTATCGATTTTGTGAACCAGCAACTCGACCACAAAGAACTTTTTCTGGTCGAGGTCGGCTTGTTGTTGGGCTTTGTCTCGCTGGGCGTCGGACAGCACCCCTTCGCCCACCAGCGCTTTCAAAAAGCCCGCCCAGACGTCCTCCGACGCATCTCGCAGTCGTTCCGAATCAACCGGGTGGATCAGTCGGAGCATCAGGTCGGCGAGTTTCTGCGAGAAGCGTTGCTCGAACGACAGCCACGCGTGCACCGGACCGTCGAAATCGTCCAGGTGCACCGCTCGCCGGTTTAGCCGCTCGTACGACGCTTTGATGTCATCGACGAGCTCGGGGCGGAACGGCTGTCGATTGTACGGGCATTGGGGCGAAGACCTCACGTGCTTGTGCAGCATCCGGATGTCTTCGCAATAGAGTCGACCCTCGTGCGTGTAAGGGTAAAAGAACTCGGACGGAATGGTGCCGACATCGTCGCCCGTCCACAGGCTGCTATCATTGTCGCATCGTGGGATCGTCGCGCGTTGCTCCTCCGCCTGCGCGTCCCACCACCGCGCCAGGTCGGCGCACAGTTCGCGCTTGGTTTTCGGACGCTGGGTGTCGGGATGGTGCAGCGGAATGCCGTACTCGTCCGCCCAGCCGCGTATCACCTCCAGTGGGACGTTTTGGTCGACCTCACACGGCTCCTGCCAATGCCAACGCCGTCGACCATGCATGACTTGCTTTCGCACTTGCTCCCATCGGTCGATGGGTAGTGTGCCATCCGGATACCGTCGGAGCATCAAGGGGGCCTTTTCAAAAATCCCTTGCATGTCCCGGACCCGTCGCGTGTCCCAATTGAGTGGCTGGTTGAAGGCAGTTGCATAGCGAAACATCCCATTCATGTCGGTAACGTTGCTCGTGTTCCACGGGAGTGGCTGGTTGAAGGCAGTTGCAATGAGAAACATCCCATGCATGTCTGTCACGTTGCTCGTGTTCCACTGGAGGAGTGGCTGGTTGAAGGCAGTTGCACGGTAAAACATCTGTAGCATGTCTTTCACGTTGCTCGTGTTCCACGGGAGTGGCTGGTTGAAGGCAGTTGCACCGCCAAACATCATTCGCATGTCTGTCACGTTGCTCGTGTTCCATGGGAGTGGCTGGTTGAAGGCAGTTGCATCGCAATTTCTGAGTCAGAAGAGTGGTGCAATGGTATTTCTACAGACACACAGACACATCGTCATGCGAACATCATCCTCAGCTGACATCTTGTGAGTTGGACGGACAGATCGTCATGCTATCATCATCTTGTGACTCGAAGTTGAGTTGGACATGCACATCGTATGCCATCATCAGGATATGTCTACTAACACGGCTTGCAAGCATGCCTCTTTAACACGGCTGATGCGATAGTATTTCTACAGACACATCGTCATGCTATCATCATCTTGTGAGTTGGACGGACAGATCGTCATGCTATCATCATCTTGTGAGTTGTGACTCGAAGTTGTGAGTTGGACATGCACATCGTCATGCCATCATCCGGAGATGTCGACTTACACGGCTCGCACGCACGCCTCTTTAACACGGCTCGCACGCACGCTCACGTCTCGCACGTTCTTGAACACGGGTGGTGCGATGGCATTTCTACAGACACATCGACGACTCGTCATGCTATCATCATCTTGTTACTCGAAGTTGTGAGTTGGACATGCACATCGTCATACCATCATCCGGAGATGTCGACTAACACGGCTCGCACGCACGCCTCTTTAACACGGCTCGCACGCACGCTCACGTCTCGCACCGTCGCACGCACGTTCTTGAACACGGGTGGTGCGATGGTATTTCTACAGACACATCGACGACTCGTCATGCTATCATCATCTTGTGAGTTGGACGGACAGATGGTCATGCTATCATCATCTTGTGACTCGAAGTTGTGAGTTGGACATGCACATCGTCATGCCATCATCCGGAGATGTCGACTAACACGGCTCGCACGCACGCCTCTTTAACACGGGTGGTGCGATGGCATTTCTACAGACACATCGACGATTCGTCATGCTATCATCATCTTGTGACTCGAAGTTGTGAGTTGGACATACACATCGTCTATGTGCAAAAATTGCGCTATTTCGCACCCACGACTTAACGAAGGAACGTGCATACGTGAGTACTCAACAATCAGTCAATTGATTTTAGTGTCTATTGGAAAGTAGCCTGATTGTTGAGTACTCACGTATGCACGTTCCTTCGTTAAGTCGTGGGTGCGAAATAGCGCAATTTTTGTTCGCCAATGAATCGCCATAGCACCGGGCGGCCTCTGCCGGCCTATTCGCGGCGGCTGGTGAGCCTGCAAGCGACGTGCTCCTTATGCCATGCATACGGGATGCACGCGTCCAGCAGGCAGCAGCGCAGGCATGCGTCTGGAACGCCGCCTCCGGTGGCACCTGCGTGCGTCACCATCGCAATCGCTGCGATCTGAACGAGGCTGCAGCCCCGGATGGCTTCCGCTTGCAGCTTGCAGCAATGCTCCGGATGTATCCTGCATGTCAGCTGACGCGAGGGCGTCGGGTCGTCCGTGGGCGACCGTGGTAGCACTGGCGAGTCGCACGTCACGCGGCTCTTCCAGTTTGCACCACCGATGTGCAGTATGCACGGAAGGACTGGGCATGGGCATGCGCTGCGACTCATGCGGCTAGCTGCGCGGCAGCTGACGGCCGTCGCAATTGAGCGTTCTTAAGCAGGATTTTGCGCACATTCTAAAATGCCAATACTTTTAACGATATCTATCAACCAAAAATGTCAGCAACGAGCCAGTTCTGAAACAGCCAAAGTCACTCAATAGTCGCGTTGGTGTGTAACCAAACGAGAGTAAGACCTTTATTAATGCAGGGTAATTGTGTGCAAAACTTTCTTGTGCTCCAAAGCCTTTATTTAAACAAAACGTCATATTCCATAGAAAATATAAAATGCACCATAACTTAAATCCTTCACAATCAATTATTTGTATTTCTTTCATGATTGGAAGCAATAACATAATGTTTACACCAAAAATGGCGTTTGGTATTTGCTTATTGTCAACTATGTCTGATATAATTGCCTCCAATATGTTAACTTCCAATTTGACAAAATCTATAGTGGCGTCATATTGGGCTATGTTAGGCAAGTGCAATGTTATAAACTTTACTATTGTAAACAGGTCCCCACCCCCCTCTAAGGTGGAGTGTGCATCTGTCGTATTTATCGGCATGTACATGTACATTTTAAATATCAATACGATTTAAAAAGGATTAGATAAAGAGATGTGTCAATGCTAGTGTACGTCCGGCTGCCAACCATTCCGCACACTAGGTATACAATCCATAAGGCATACACATCGGTCGAACTCGTCGTTGCGTTCGATGTGCCTGTATATGGACTTTTCCACCGTAGAACACCTTTTTCAGTGTAGCAAACTCAAGCGGGAATGACTCTCCATTATACACCCGCTCATATACCGATGGTTGTACCACCTGAATGGTCGTTCCATCCTCCGCAATCGTCTTCTGAACAATGCCCCTGAGTCGCATCACATCTACCATTTCATTCGTCTTCTCACATCGATAATAGTCATGCCATCATCCGGAGATGTCGACTAACACGGCTCGCATGCACGCACGCTCTTTAACACGGCTCGCACGCTCCTTAACACGGGTGGGGCGATGGTATTTCTACAGACACATCGTATCGGTTCCCATCGTGTTAAACGGCGCGCGTTTCAAGGGCTTGAGTACCAAATTTGGGCTATGCACTTTTCAACGTTTTAGCCCAAATCGAGAACTTTCGCCGCACTGAGAACTCGTCAAAAAGACGTTCCGGGCGATTTGGTCGGCCTTCTAGCATCTTCGTTTGGGGAGCATATATAAACTGGTTACAAAAGATGGCATCCATCGAACCGTCTCTTCGCTATGCCATGCCAAAGGTTTTTGTACATCAACCCATCGTCGCTATTCGATGGTTTGATGGCTGGATACTCCATAAGTGTACTTGTAGGTGTACGTGTATACATACGAGTCGTGGTCGGTGCAAGCAGAATGCCCCACGCCGTCCGCGGGCACCGTCGAGCGTCGCTGGCGGACGGATGTGCGCACGGCGGACGCACGCGTCCCAGTCGGACCCGCCGAACGTCGCCTCGACAGCATCGCTGCACGACGTTTCTGGTGCAGTTTGCACTCGTGCACGCTACGATGGACGCTTGGCAAAGTCACGCGGTGCGCGCCACGTGCATGCAGTGCGCGGGCGACGTTGCACGCCGTTCGGAGGTCGCGCGCCTCGACCGTCTGCGGGTGGAAGGGCCCTAGAACACGCTCGTGTGCGGCGAGAAGCGCCGTGTGGATCGACATCGCATCGGTGAACAGGCCGTGTAGCGAGAGGGATGCGGCGAGCTTGGACATCCCGTCAAACACCCTCGTCGTGATGGGGAGATGGTCGGTGGCGTTCATGATCAGTGCCAGGGACGCGTTCAGGTGCGCGATGCACGACGCCATGTTACTCACGTGCAACTCTCCAAACACCCGCCGTATCGCCCTCAGCACGCTACTCGGGGGGTGGTGCGACGCGGTCGTTCGGAGTTGTCGCACCAGAGAGGCCGCGTACTGCAAGCGGACGCTGTGCGTCATCCAGTCGCCCAGGCCATAGACTGACGCCAACGTTCGAATCACCATCGCAAAGCGCAAGTTGGACGCGGCAAACTTGCCAACGAATGACTGCGACATGGCCATATCGACCACGCACTGCGCGTAAAGGATATCCCGAGTTCCCACCAGGCTCCGGATCGGGCGCAATATCGCCCGTGTGACTCGCTCTGCGGCCGCGTACTGCTCGTCCCGCACGAGGTCGCAGGCGAGATGCAACGCGCTCCGGACGGCGGGGTGCTGCTCGGCGAACCAGTGCAGTGGCTGCAACGGATTCGTTGCGTGCTGCACCCACGCAATCGCCAGGAGATTGCGCATTTCGCCGCCAAACGGGCGCCTGCACGTTGGGCAGCTACTCCACACGCCCGAGCCGCGATGCGCGTGCTGAAAGCGCGCGAGCTTGGCGCGGCAATCCGGATGCGCGAGCTCGTTTCCGGAGCGACATCCACACCCGGATGGCATCGGCGGTGGATGCGACTCGTAGCATATGATGCACGCACCGGGTGAGCACATTGTCATTCAGTGCGACATCGGGATTTTAAATCATTTTTAACGACGATTTTGGAAGGAGGAACAAAGGATGAGATGCGGATTTCGAAGGAAGCACTCTTCAATGGTTTGAGTGACAAGGTACTACACCCCCGGGGGTGTAGTACCTTGTCACTTTGTGGCCCAAGTTGCGTCCTCACTCACTACGTGCCGGTCGTGTGAAAGGCAGCCGTCGGCAACTAGTCCCCTTTTTTTCGACAATCTCCATTTTGAACATTTCGACAAAAATGTTAACCACGAATCCAGGTTGACGCTTTTGTCGAAATGTTCAAAGTGGAGATTGTCGAAAAAAAAGGGGACTAGTTGCCGACGGCTGGTGAAAGGGCGATTTTATGCTCCTCAAACGAAGATTTTGGAAGGATGAACAAAACATGAAATGCGGACTTTCGGTCGACTTTTCAATGGTCCGTGGCCAAAATTGAGTACTCACGTCCTTGAAAAGTGCTTCCTTCGAAATCCGCATTACATCTTTTGTTCATCCTTCCAAATCTTCGTTTGGGAGGGGTAGATTTGTTAGTCGAAGCCGCACGAGTAACAAGATGATAGCAGCACGTCGACGTGTCAGACGAACTCGCATGAGAGTCACAAGATGATAGAATGATAACATGCCGATGTGTCTGTCGAACTCACACGAGGATGATAGCATGATGAAGGCATGTCGATGTGTCACTTTGTAACAGTGTCAGTCGAACTCACAAGATGATGATAGCATCATGAAGGCTTGTCGATCTGTGTGTCTAACTCACAAGATGATGATAGCATGATGAAGGCATGTCGGTGTGTCGGTTGAAGTCACCATATGATGACCGCATGATGATGTGTCTGTCTCTCACACAGTGATGCTGTCGTTATGGGTTTGCCGCGTTAAAGGGCGTGCGTGCCAGCCGTGTTAAAGCCCAGAGGCCACTACTTACGCCCTTGAAAAGTGCTTCATTCGAAATCCACATCTCATCTTTTGTTACCCCGTTCCCCAATCGTCGTTTGAGGAGCACAACCTTCCCGTACCAAGCGCTACTCAGACGTAAGGATTCTTTAGGTAACATTACAAGATTACAGCACCCACTCTGAACGATGAACACCGCACACGCGTGAGCACTCCACTGTAAATAACTCCGTTTCTTGCTCCCCGAACAGACGGCTCAGAGTGTTGTTTCGAAACCCTTTTCACGGGTGCAAGTACATGACTTTGTACTACGGAACGTGGAAAAGGGGGTTCGAAACCGCACTCGGAAATCTTTGTACGGACTTCCAAAATCCTCGTTAGGGGGACAACAAGGTATGTTCGACCTTCCCACCTCGTCGTTTTGGTGGATTATCATCTGGCACTCGCTTCACCATCGGGGTCCATTATGCGGTTGAATGTCTTTACAAGCGTGCACATCATTCGAAACTCGTCCATTCCAAATATCCCCCCACCGAAGCATTTTCTGGCACACTTGTAAAAAAACTGGATGAAAATCTCTTCCATATACTCGTCTAGCATCGACGTAGGAACGTAACCAACGCGTTCGAAATCAGCCGCTCGCATGGGCATTGGCGAAACATCTCGTAAAAATGGCAGAATGTGCTGATTGTAACATTCCGCTATTTCTTTTATGGAGATTGGCTCTTTGCCGATAGCACGGCGAAAATTGTGCAGAGCCATCCGTCTGAAGCCGTCCATTTATGTCTTGGTTTCTTTTTTCGCTTTGGTTATATGCTCCTATAATGAGTCCCATTGTCAATGGCGAACAAAAGTCGCACTTTCAGCCCTAGGATAAAAACCTACGTCTAAATGTATTCTCCCCAAACGAAGATTCAGGAAGGTGCGAACAAACTGTCCGGAACGTGTTTTCGACACACTTTTCAACGTTTCTTAGCCCAAATCGAGTACTCACGCCCTTAGAAAGTGCTTCGAAAACACGTTACGGACGGTTTGTTCAGCCTTCCAAAATCTTCGTTTGGGACTCGAAATTTATCATTGTGGCGAGCAAAAAAGTCGCACTTTCAGCCATCGGTCGAAATGGGTAGGAAAACGTAGATAAGAAAATCGATAAGCACAACAAGCAATTATTTGGGCAGAAACGTTCATGAAAAGGCCATGAAACGGACAATGATAGTCACGTGGATGCATGAAAACTCCCAAATTATGGCTTTTGTTCTTATCGATTGTTCTTATCTATGTTTTTCATACCCTTCCAAAATCTTCGTTTGGGAGGGATAAAATGCGCATGAAAACGTAGACAAGATTCTACGAGTCTGCGACACAATCAACTCACGATGGTTTCGTGGGGGAAAGCGACTGGCATACACTCCGGCGCCACTCCAAGTCGCCTTCGTTCCCCCACTCGGGGGATGGTCGTCCGGTGCTGTCGTTGAACCCCTTTGCAAAGTGATGGAGCATCTTGTTGGTGTTGTATTCGGGCGATTGGAGACAATCTTCGACCGACGCAAACGGCCAATGACCATCTTGACCATGACTCGTGCCGTACGCACGTCCCATCGCTCTGGCAAAGGAGGTCGTCCCCGGTGCCGGATTCGCCCCCTTTAGGAAGGCATCGATTGCCAGCACCTTGTGTCGAACACGAGGCTTGATGAAGGCCATCCGGACGTCGTGGATGACCGGAGTGGCGATGTCCAAGCCATGTCCTAGGTAATGTCCTCGGTACCACTCGTTCAAGGTGCACAGGACGTACCTCGCAATCGGACAAGGACCGGTGCTCGTCAGCGGTGCGTATTGTAGTACGCAGTCGAATCGACCACCCTCCGTCGCCGACGCACTGGCGCACTCGCCACAATGGATCACGCCCGAACCAGGATTCGCCAGTTGCAGTTGACAACGACGTTCGTCGATTCGATGCTCGACAAACCCGTTGTATAGATGGTCGAGATAGGAGTCACGTTGCATTTTATTGGTATTGTATCGGTCGTAATATTCGTCGTATTGGAACCCATAGAATGCATCCGCCTCGCGTTGGTACATACCAAACATGTGGCCGTGAATGTACTCTCGCGTCTGGTCCGACGAATGGAACCGCAGGGTCGTCGCATCACTCCATGGTCTCTCGGCCGTCGATGCATCATTCTCGCCAAACATGTAGTCGTATTGATTGTTCCGATTCATCACAATCAGAAACGGCGCCCGGTCGCCCGGGAACTGTAGCCATATTTCGGTCACGTCGTCGACACGCTGCCGAATCTCGTCGACGAGCTGTTCCGTCAGCAGTTTGGGTATGCGCATATGAATTCCACCACCACCACCGCACATGTCGGTCTTCGTACGGTCTTCGGCGTAGATGGGTAGTTGGTCGTCATACAGATAAAGTCTTCGTGATTTACGGTTATGGACCAAGAAGTTCACCAGATGCGCACCCAGCACCGGAGCCTCCCCGCTTCGATAGAGCAGCAGCAGCCGATTGTTATTCGGTGCGAATATGAGACCATTTTCAGAATTTCCAGAGTCTATCGTGAACAATGTGAGCGGCTTGTATTTGTAGTATTTGTAGTTTTCATTTTTGTGCATTTGCGTGCTGTCGTCGAGGAGTTCCTGCAAAAACGCCTCGAGATTGACTCGGGTGGACGTTTGGCCGGGGGCATCGCAGAGTGACAGCATTTCATTGGCGATGAATCGCTCCGTCTCCCCCGACGGCACGACGACCGCGCTGTGCAGCGGGGTGTACTCGACGCGAGCATCCAACCCGACGGCCGATGTCGTTGGGTCATCGCCTAGACCGCCACCCACCCTCGGCGCATTGCGTTGCGGTCTAGCCGTCGCACGGACGCCATCGGTGTGCGAGCCACGTCGACGAGTGTTGGCATGGTTCCGGCCAGGCGAGTCCCCGCCTGGTGACACTAGGCTTGCATTCACGGCGCTTGCCATCGTTCTCCTCCGTAACTTGAAGTCGCGCGTTGGCTTGTCCAATTTTGTGCTCATTTATCTATTCGAAAATAATTGACTCCCCAAACGAAGATTTCGGACGACTGAACAACGCGTTGCGCGTGTGTTTTTGAAGTACTTTTCAATGGTGTGAGTGCTCGTTTTGGGCTAGCTTGCGGATCGGCTATCTTGCACCACGGCTGTCCTCCCTTCAAGGACGCTGATCGAGATCTACTTCGGCTTCTCTTGATGACTTCTGCTGCTCGCGTCCAATGCCGATCGGATGTGGATGGCAGTTGGTCACGTCCGACCTCATTTCTTCGAGATCGACGTGGGTTTCCGGTTTCATCTGTTGACTTTTTGGGCCGCCATCGTAGACGTCCGGTTTTGGTCTCCGGCGTTCATGCGAACTTTCTTACGCACGTGTCAGCCAAAGCGGATTCTACAGCGCTTACGTGCGAAGATTGCGGTGTGAGATTTATCTCACGACTCAAGTATACGATACAAGCTTGGCGACATGTATACGATAATCTATGTATACGACTTTCCCTCGCGCTCGTCGAAGCTGTCCTCAAGAAGCTTGCGCTTGGGAAATAAGGAGTTACTGCACACCACGCAAGTTTCGCACACCACTCTTCGACCGAGGGCTGAAAGTGCGACTTTTTTGTTCGCCACCCTAGTGGCGAGCATTAAATTGCGCAATTTCAGGCCCCCACTTAAGGAACGCGGTTGAGTATGATGTGAGTACTCACATTTGGGCCAAGTTTTCACAAATGCGCATTTATCATGCTAGGTTTGTTGATTTAGTGTAGAAATTGTCCCAAATATGAGTACTCACACCATACTCAACCGCGTTCCTTAAGTGGGGGCCTGAAATTGCGCAATTTAATGCTCGCTTCACGGTTCGCCACAATGGTAGGCTTATCTGGCCCGTGTCCCAAGGAACGGCGCTTAATAAGGCAAGCTTCCATCGGCATATCACGTGCGGCGCCTGCTTTTCCATCTGGCGCTGCCGGGTCGAGCGGGCCGTGCTTTCACATGGCCTTCGCGCTTGGGCCATTGGCAGCGCACAGATGGCCATACCAATGATACCATCCAAAGAGTGCACGTTGCTTCACACCATCTACAACACTATCTTCATCTTGTGACTCTGAAGTTGAGTTCGACATGCACATCACCATTGAAGCAGGGCTGGCATGCACGCTCCTTTAACACGGCTGACATGCACGCTCCTTTAACACGGTGGACCCATCACGACAGCATCACAGTGCGATCGACTGACACATCGACATGCTATGATGCTATCCACATCTTGTGAGTTGGACAGACACATCCGCATGCTATGTTCATCTTGTGACTCTGAAGTTGAGTTCGACATGCACATCACCATTGAAGCAGGGCTGGCATGCACGCTCCTTTAACACGGCTGACATGCGCGCTATGCTAACACGGTGGACCCATCACGACAGCATCACAGTGCGAGTTCGACTGACACATCGACATGCTATCCACATCTTGTGAGTTGGACAGACACATCCGCATGCCATGTTCATCTTGTGACTCTGAAGTTGAGTTCGACATGCACATCACCATTGAAGCAGGGTTGGCATGCACGCTCCTTTAACACGGCTGGCATGAACGAAACTTATCAAGATGATAGCATGGCGATTGTGTCTGTGGAAAAGCATCGCATTAGTCGTGTTAAAGGGCGTGCGAGTCGTGATTACGCCGGCGAGTTAGTCGACATAACAAGAAAATGATAGCATGGCACTCGATGTATCGGTCAAAGTCACAAGTGTAAGATAGCATGACGATTTTGTTCGTAAAAAAGCATCGCATCGGTCTTGTTAAAGTTAATCCTAATCCGTCCAAGACGGACGTACGTCCGCCAAACATTTACAAAAGGAATGTGCGTGGACGGATTGTGAGTTTTAGGAAACGCCCGTTGGACGTATAATGGTTAAAGAGCGTACGTGCGAGTTGTGAATTCACCGTTCGGCGCTCGCAAACGAAGGGGAAGGCCAAACCAGCCTTTCAAGACTGCGCTTTCGAAGCCACGTTTCATTGTTTCAAGGATGTGACTCATCATGTGAGTCCCTGATTTGGGTTGCAACACTTTGAAAAGTGCTTCGAAACCCGTCTGAATCGTTGGTTCGGACGCGTGAGTGAACTATTTGGACTACGCATTCTGAAACGTTTTTTCGACCTTCCGAAATCGCAGTTTACATGAGTTACGCCCTTGAAAAGTGCTTCCCATGGAAACGAATTCTGAGTCAATTTTATCCCGCCCAAACGACGATTTTGGAAGGATTGACAAAAGAGGAAATCCGGATTTCGAAGGAAGCACTTTTCAAGGGCGTGAGTACTAGATTTGGGCTACGAACCATTGAAAGGTATATCGAAAATCTGGATTTCCTCTTTTGTCAATCCTTCCAAAATCTTCGTTTGGGGCAGCCGTCGGCAACTACTAGCATTGTGGCGAACAAAAAAGTCGCACTTTCAGCCCTCGGTCGAAAGTGGTACGCAGGCGACAAGACGCTGCGGCTCGTGCGGCGTACGGGCGCCGCGTTCGCGCTGTACTGGCACCTCTCGCCCTAGTGGCGAGCAACAAATTGCGCAATTTCAGGCCCCCCTTAAGGAACGCTGGTGAGTATGGTGTGAGTACTCACATTTGGGCTAGGTTTTCACACATACACACATATCATGCTAGGTTTGTTTAGTTTAGTGTAGAAATTGGCCCAAATGTGAGTACTCACACCATACTCACCAGCGTTCCTTAAGTGGGGGCCTGAAATTGCGCAATTTGTTGCTCGCTTCACT